ACACTTGCTCCACTCGTAATTTGTATTTGTTGATTGTTAGCATTGTTCCAATACAAATCACCTGTAGTTCCACCAGATATTAAGCTGTTTAAAAAGTTACCAGTTGAAGGACTAAATGTTGTAGAAGGATTATTTTCTTTCTTAAGATTTAAATACTTCATGTTAATAGCAGGGTATGTAGTTGTAGATTTTTCAAAGTCAAAAGAACCGTCAATAGTTATACCAGCTATACCAACTTGTGCTCCCTTACTTGAACTATGATCGTGAGCGTCAATTGAAGTTAAAGCAGTGTTTATATCACTAGCCCATGTAGGACCGAGCCGTTCCCCAGGTGTGGGAAGCGTTAAGCTCATAAATGTAGTTGTACTTGTTTCAGCCATTTTTATTTCCTTAAAAAATCCATAGGTTTACTGTTACTGCTCCACTTGATTTTAGTTGTAAAAACAGTTTTCTGTTATCGTAATCTCCTGATTCTTCAAACACAGTTTGAGCATCAGATTTTCTAACAACAACATAACCTCTAGGCTTACGTCCTAGTTTATGCTCAACATTTGTAAACGTACTAGAATTTAAAGTTATATCCTCTATTAAATTTCCATCAACTATTAAAGAATCAGTAAGAGGGTTTATCACTTCTTCTATATGTTCTTGAGCAATGTTAAACTCTCTAGCAAAAGGAAAATCAGGAGGTATATACCCCTTCTTAAACTTTTTCAACTCGTGCTCCGAGAAAACCAAAATCTATTATTAGCCGTATAAATATCACTTACGGTCAAAGGATTGTCAGCATCTCTATTAGCAGCAGCATCAGTAATTCTTTTTCTTAAATCACCTTGTTGAGCTAACAACACTTGAACATCACTTTCTTCTTTTTGTAACATTCGAATAGCTGCAAATACGATTACATATTCAGCATATCCGTTTATATCATCCCATTTTGTATCTGTATCTGTTCCACTAGAAAATTGAGCAGCTTGAGGAATATACCACACCTTAACCGCAGTAGCAGTGTCAGGAGTAGGAGTAAATACTATACTTCCTCCAACCATTCTATATCTTATATTAGTTAAACCCAGAAGGCTCCAAGAACCCCAATTCTGGTATAAATTTCTTTCATTAAAGTTAAATGGATATAGAGTAAAAAAATCATTTCCATTTATTTTAGCGTCCATTCCACGTAGTTTATAAAAATCTGAAATATTTATATTTTCAGTAGAAGTAGAATCATTTATAGGATAAGTATCTTTATCTGCTGTTGTGTTAAAATCTTTTGACGAGACATAGTAATCCTGCCCATACTCTTGAATTAGTATGTCATGTAACTCTGCTATACCTGCATTTATATAATCAACTAACTCTGCATCTTGAACAAAGTTGTTGTTTTCCATATCGGCTCTTTGCCTAGACCTAGACATAAGAGTTGCGATAGTTACATTAGCCATACAACCCCCAAAAAAAGGAGAGCCGAAGCCCCCCTAGTATTTATCTTCTTTTTTTTCTTCCATACCAGAAACACACTTGGAAACAAAACCTTTTAAAGCTTTAGCAAACTTTTCTTTGTCTTCACCTTTAAAGGCGTCAAAGATAGCATCTACTTCAGCTTTATACTGTTCATAGGCAGAATCATGTCCACCTTTTTCCATGAATTTCTCATTAGACTCTTTACCACTTTCATAATGTCCAGGTTTTTTAAACTTTTCCATTATGGATACGACCATCGCTCCTCGATCTTTCTTAGGACCCATCATAATCATGATAAACTCCTTAGCTAACGCCTACACCAGGTTGGTTAGAGTTTTTAAGTACTAAGGTAACGTGAACAGTAGCACCACTTGGAACTTCTTTAGCGGCTCCATCAGCAGCTAAAATAAAGACATTTAAAACTCCGTCTGAGTTTACAGTAGATGATTTTATCATTGCTCCAACTCCACCTTCAGTAGAGCTAAAAGCAGTACCTTTTTGACAAGTTATAAAAGCATTGTAAAAATGAGGGTAGATATCCGAAGCACCGCTTGGCGTACCAAGAGTTATAGCATAATCACCAGCAGCCGATCGAGCTACACTTTTAATACCAACACTTTTGCTTTCAACAAGAGTAGGGGCTCCTGTAGAACCTACAGTAAATTGACCTTGTACTATTTTTATTTCTTTATCTAAGGCTTGTAGCCTCTGAAAACTTCTGTTTGCCATTTTTTTCTCCTTTAGTCAGAGTGGATGTGACCACGCTGCGAAAAAAGAGAAGCCCCGAAAGGCTTCCCCATTATTTAAATTATAGAGCAATCCTTACGTTATACCCTGGACCTCTACACCCTAACTGAGCATAGTAACCAACTCTAACTTCAACAGAGTCAGCCGTTGAGTCCCTAAGGAACTTAAGACCGTCTGAATCAAGAATCTTAGGAGACTTACCAAGAGAGTAAAGTTTCCAAACATCCATTTGAAGCATAAAGGCTACATTGTTAGGACAGTTTTGATCAGGTATTACCTTGATAGGTCCTCTAGGTCCGTGAATTAAAATACCTCTAAAACCGATTTGAGGATTAACCTTTTCATCAATGTAAGATACTTTAGAACCAAGAGCTTTTTCAAGATCAGCAAAGTTTGCATAGTTAACAAAACATACATCAGGCTTTCCACCTTCTCTAGCTACTCTAGCAGCAGCACCAATAAGAGCTTCTTCAAGAGGAAGAGAAGAACCAGAAAAACGGATACCAGCTAGACGAGTAGAGTCAGCACTTCTATCGACTGAGAAAAAAGAATCCCCAGAAGTAGGAGCAGTAGACGGAAGCCAAGCCTTAAGACCTTTAACCTTAAGATCATAATCCCCTTCAGGAACGATAAAATCAGAGCCAGCAAGAGAAGTAATAGTGTTAAGGTTAGCACTAACTACCATAGAACCAGCATCTCTATTTACAGAGTTAATAGTCAAAGGACCGTTAGCTCTTACAGTACCACCAGAAGCAGCAGTGTAAAAATCAATTTGCATACCAACTTCAAAGTTAGTAACGTCTTGAGCTTCTAAAAGAGTTAGAGTAGTACCAGCAACAGTAGTATCAATCTGACCTATAGAACCACCACCATCTCCAAAGAGACCGATAGCTAAAGACCGAGTAGCAGATTCAATAGCACCATCAATTTCGAAAGTAGCAGCTTCCATGAATGCATTCGCATTACCTTTAGAAGCTTCAATAGTTTCGTTAGCGATAGAAGCTAGAGAGTAGTCAGAAACCCTAGTAAGCAAAAATGCTTTTAACTGAGAGTTAGTTTTGTTTGCCTGAGCATCAGAAAAGGTAGCTGAACGACCTTGAGGAATCCCATACTTGATAGGAAGCTTAAGGTTTTCACCACCGAATTGTTCATATTTAGAAACCATGGCAAGAAATGGATTATCCTTATATACCATGTTTTCAATTCTTTCATTTGTATAATGCTGCTTAAGAGCCGCAGCAAAAGTTGTCATATTTAAAGCCATTTTAAAACTCCTTAAGTTTAAGCTTAGTTTTTAATTAATCCCATTGTAACATTCTCGCTGCACGAGCTTTACTTTCTTCGGTTGATAACATTCGTTGCGCATTTTCATGGACCACTTGCGCTGCATGGTCATTGGACAAAGTAACTGGTGAGTCCGGTTCAAATAACTCTTCAGGGTTAACGTCTAACCTTCCACTTAATTTTTTTAACTTCATAAGCTTTCCAGCTTCTTCTTCTAAATAGCTTTCTACTGCATCAGCAGCATCCTTTAAATCTAATATTCTACCAGTATCGTTGTAATGTTCTTCTATTACATCATAAACCAATTCGTTAGCCTCACTGGCATTTATTAATTCATAGGCTTCATTATTTTCATTTATAAAACTTCCTATCTCATGTTGAAAGTTTTCTTGGACGCTGTTATAATACTCTTCAGCTTCGGCTTCTTCTTTTGCTACTAACCGTTCTTCCAAATCCTCAAACTTTCTTTTGTAATCTCTCTCTATTTCTTCCCTCATTGCAGACATTTGCATATCAGGAGTCAGTTTTCCATCATTTAACGCTAACTCTGTTAATTTGTCATAACCTAAACCAGCTTCTTCTAAAGCTCTAAGAGGGTCTCGTCTTAATAACTGTTCCCAATCTACTTCAGGTTCTTGACTTTGAGTTTCATACTCCGCTAAGCGTCTTTCCATTTCTTCAAATTTTGACTCGTACTCGGCTTCTCTGTCTCTTAGTGCCTTTTCTTTTCTACTTAGTGCAGCAAATTTTGAAGCAAACTGGTCTTGACCCGATTCTTCTTGTTGAGGTTCATCGTAATTCTCGGCAGCATAACCTTGATCTTCATACTCTATACTGGAGTCTAACTGTTCTCCTTCTGGTGCTGCGTCTGCATTTTGAACCACTTCATTTAAGTGCGCATGATTCTCTGACATAAATTCTCCTTACTTAATTGGGCAAAACCCGATCTAATGATCTACTAGTTGTATTTTTATTATTATTCTACAATCTCTTCTGATTGTTCATCTATTATTTCTTCTGTTGGAGGGGCTTCAGCCATTTGTTCGTCTATCATTTGTTGATCAGACGCCATTTTCATCTCTTCTTCAGCAGCTCCGGCAGCCCCCATTTGAGCTAGTTTTGCTGCCATTTCCTCTGGTGTTTCCTCTACATCCTTAGCCTTCATTAATAAAGCTTGACAATCTTCCATATATTGCCTTAAAAGCTCTAACCTTTCTTCAGGAGCACCACGTAAACGGTACATTAAATAGGCTTGTTGTACCTTTCTTAACGCATTTTCAAGGTTTTGGTACGGTTCAGGTGGGAAATATTTACCTTGGTGAATCATAGTTTCTATAACTTTTTCTAGGTTTTTGTTGTCAGAAGTTAAAAGGTCCATTTCAGACTCTAAATCAGGAAAGTCTAAAAGGCTTATAGCTTGTTCTTTACCTATAAAACCTGCTTGTAACATGTCCTGTACGTCTGCCAACCTAGCCGCTGGAGTTGTAGAAAGCGATGACGTTGGAAATACTGACATCATATACTTGTCTGCATCCATGTCTACATCTTTCCATTTTATGGTTTCTACGAATTTTCCATCACTAGACTTAACTCCAAAGTTTTCATTTTTTTCATAAAGTTCTTTACCTAAATCTATCATAATCTCAGCAGCATCTAAGAAAGCTTTTTCATACCTTTTGGCTACGGACATAAACCGTTCAGTCTCTAAATCATTAAAAGTCCTTAAAGCTTTACCAGAATCTAAACCAGCAGGTTTAATAGACTGAGCTGAAAGTTGAGAAACCCCAGCAATCTCAAAAGCTCTACCGTAGAGCCTGTCTACATGAGAAAATAATTCAGGAGGAATACCACCTAAAGGGGCATAGGATGGAGGAGTACCAGCATATTTGATAACTCCCCCAATCCTATTATTAAGATGAGAAGAAACAATCTTAGAACTAGCTTCTACGAGAAGTTTAGGAACAGAGACAAGATGCATAGAAACTTGAATAGTTCTAAGAGTTTTATTGATTTCTAATTGAAGTCCTGATAGTTGTTCAGCCAAGCCTTGACCAAAGAATCCTACAGGTCTCATGTTCCATCTAAAAAATACAAATGGAAAATAATCTTTGTCATAATTTTCTTCAAATAAAGTAGCTGTAGATACGCAGATAGTATGTTTTCCGTCTTTAGCTTTTGGTCCTGACTTTAAATGCCAAGATTCTACAACTTTTACCATGTCTTTAATATTAGAACTACCATAATTAGCCTCCTGAGAAGCTAAATAACTAGCATTTTCTATTTCTCGTTCAAGCTTAGGGAACATTTGAATTAAAACGTCTTTATGAATATATTTTTCTTGATGCATTTGACGAGGTTTAGAGTAATAAGACTCTACATCATCTACTTTTATTTCATCAATAAAAACTCTTTCCGTATGAATTTGACCGTCTTTAATATAAATTTTTAAGCAGCCAGTTCCAAATATACAAGCATCTGTGAAGGCGGAAGCCGCTTTTTCGTAAAAATCAGTGTTCGCAAAATTACCTTCTACAAACTTAGTAAGCTTTTGTGCTCTAGATTGTAAACTAAAATCCCCACCCGAAGTCAAGAATTGAGCCTTAGGTCTATTTTTGGTAATCTTAGAAACAACAGTGTCAACCATAGACTGAACTATGTTTAAAGTAACCCTGTTTACAACATTATAACTAGTTTCTACTCTTGCATAGTTTACAGCACTAAGACCACCTAGTTCATAATTACCATAAAGCCTAGCATAAGTAAGGTTGGCAGCACTTCGATAAGACTGTCTACTTTCTAAAGCAGATAAGTAAGCAAAAAGCTCTTGATATAAGTCTTTCCGATTAGCTAACCACCAATGATCTCCATTTATTTCTTCAAACATACTTTAATCCTATGAATTAGATGACCAGAAAAGCATTTCTTCATCTTCTTTATTTTGTTGTTCTTCTTCAAATTTAGATTCTTGGACACTAGTTTTTAATTTATCTGCATAATCTTCAGTATTATCTATAAAACTTAATTCAGATAATTCAAATTGGATATTATCAGATTTAAAAGATTTTACCTTTTTTTCCTTACACCATTCAATAAATAACTTAATGTCCTCTATATTATTCAGCATATTTACCTCTATTGTTCATTTATTATATTGTCCAATTCGTCAATATCTTCTTCATAAAGCTTTTGTAGCTCAAATGCATAAGGGTCCTTTTTCCTCTCTTCACATTCAACAGCTTCCTTCTTTTCCATCTCAGCCATGTAAACGTCTGTATTTACTACAGATTTTTCTTTTGGCTTTTCAGATAAATAATGTCTGCACTCCCTCCAAGCATACAATACAGCATCACAGATGTCAGAGTGATAAGTGTCTG